CCAACGGGCCGTTCGCGATCACGATTCTCTTTATCCTTTCCCTATGCCCCAGCAGCAGGGCTCAAGCGTGCATCAGGTACACACTACAGCAGAGCAGAGCACAGAGGCGTTGCAGAGGCGTGGAGCCCCCTCTCGTGCGCACATACAACACATGGGGGTGCCACCGCTCCTGGGTCCCCGGGGAACAGACCCCCCCACCCCCGACAGCGGAAGTCAGGATGTCAGACTGTCCCCTCTCGGTCGCTCGCAGAAAAACCGATACTCGTCCTCCACTTCCCCAACCGTCACACCCCTTATGTTCTCAATAATTATAGCTTATTGATAATCGTGATAAAAAGTGGGTGGCAAAAGAAAAAGGCGCCTCCGGAAAAGCGCCTCAAAAAGTCTGAAAAAAAAATTGGTGCGGGTCAAGACAGTGCCTTGAGCCAGTCTCGCTCTTTGGGTGTCATGAGGTAGATGGACTTCATCATGAGGTTACGGGATGAGGATTCATCTAGGGTTTGATAGAAGGAGGCCAAGAGTTGTCTGACGGCTTCTTCTTGACGGCAACGGACTGCCATGAGGAGAGCGAGGGAGTTCCGAAGCATGAGACGGGAGTTGGTGTTCATGCTAGTCTAATGGTCGGAAGCCTAGGAGCGATCGTTTAGAGTACCAGTCATGGCGCTTGATGTCTCTGGGAACTGGGATGCCGGGGATGACTTCCGTCTCCTGGAGGCTCTTCAGATGCAGTTCAGTGAGTATTCGCTGGATTGTTTGCAGACGTGTATGAACCAGATGGAGGGTATTTCTCCGGAGGCGGTTCTACAGGTCAAGGGTGTATTGACGGACTATGATACGGCGAGTGCTGCCGTCAGTGCGCAGAACCTGGCGAATCTGGAAGGGAAAACGCTGGTACAGGCGGATGTGCTGAAGTGGGAAAGGAACGGGAATGGGCCAACGGGTGCTCAAAGTGAGCTTAGCAGTGCCCGGAAGAAGCTGATGAACTACTTTGCGTTCTGTCCATGTACGCCCGAGATCGCTTTCTGGGGTGGAATCACCCAACTGGTGCATTCTTGATGCGTTGGCATCCTTCTAGGACGCTGCTATAGCACTGTGCAACACCCTGAAGTTGACGGTCCCCTTGGGGATGCCCTGGCCGAGTTCGAAAAGATGGAACTGGTTGACGTTTGGTGTCATGGGTGTGGTGCTTTTCGTAAGATGAATGCCAACTTTGCAAAATATCTGCAAGGAGAGATCCATTCTTGCGCGAAATGCCGCGGTTTGAAGCTGAAATGAGGCCCGAAGGGCCGAATTAGCAGCCGACGGAGTCGGAAGCTGTGGCGCTGGCAACCTAATCTGACGCAGGAACCGGCGCTATGGCTTCTCCACTTCTCCCTTACGCCAATTCTCGTCTTTTGATTCGGGTCGAGGACGATATTGCCATTGTGAATGGCCGTATTCAGGCCACGAGCATTGGGAAAGTGCTTGTCAAGTGCTTCCTGAAGCGTCAACAGTACTCTGGTGTATCATCTGGGTCCAAGAAACTGCCGCTTGAGAGCCAGTTGGACGGCAGGATGCTTCCAGGAGCCTCTGGAGACCAGTTCTTTTACCGTGGATATGCCCTGGAGTACGCTTCGGTGGCCTCTAGCTGGACCCTTGACACAGTGGAAACTGGGCTCACTTGGACGCCTGTGACGACCCAGTTCGAATGGATGTTGCCTGGAACAACCGTGCAGATGCGCTTTGGCGCTGATCCGCAAATGCTAAACTCAACCATCGAGAGGTCCAGCGGTGTTTTCGGTGGCCAGGGGATCGATGAGATCGTCTACCAGAAGATTGGCGGCGTTCAGATCCAGCTGACGGCAGGGGAAGTGCAGAACTGATGAAACTGCAGTCTGCAATGGCCCAGGTCCAGGGGCAGCTCCTCGAGAGGCTGTCTTCCGCAGAGAAGGCTGTCGAGGATCAGAGTGTTACCTGGACCGGAACGGGTCTTTTAGGCAGGGTCAAGATTGCCTTTGCTAGCAAGGCCGAGGCTGCTGCAGCCAAAGCGGCCCTCGAGGAAGCCATCGACTATGCCAATTCCAAGGCGCAGGATGCCGTCAGGGAGGCATTGGATCTCGCTGTGTCGTCAAGCGCGTGGGGTTGGAGGGATGGCAGTCGCGACATCGTAGACAGCGGTACGTTGAGGGACTCGCTTCAATTCGAGCGCGATGGAGACGGGTTCTCGTTCTATTACACTGCGCCCTACGCCGCCTTAGTCCATTACGGTGGCTATATCAAGCCCTACGGAAACCCCAAGATAGACGCCGTGTACATCCCTGGAAGGCCGTGGGTGGATGCCGTCATGGAGGGTGGCGGACCAGTCCCGGTCGTCAATCTCGATGCCATATACGACGAGGCCGTTACCAGGGCATTTAGGTAGACTAGCGCACTTTTGAAGCCGATCATGGCCAAGCTTCCCTTCGTCGTAGAGCCTCGCCTGCAGCCCATTATTGAGCTGATTGGATCCGACGAGTCGGGCAAGATCCAGATCGAGCGCCGTGGCTATCTGTCTGCTGGAGAGAAGGCATTCATGGGCGCCTCTATGGCGGGCGATGATACCGCCTCTGCCGTTGTTGGGGTTGTCCGTCGGATTGCAAAGCAGTTCAAGATGGACATGCAGGAGTGTTACAAGCTGGTGACCGATCTCCTGACCACCGGCGCAGAAGGAGAGATTGCAGAGGCAATTACCGAGCAGTTCGGCGACGATCTGGAGCTCATTACCCGCGCCATGCTGGCAGCGGAGCAGCGCCGTGGTTTCGTGCAGGCTTACTGCATGCTCCTGTATCGCGTGGATGCCAACATCAAGGTAGAAGAAGCCATGGAACTCCACGGAGACATCATCCAGGGGCTCACAGCGCTGTACGTGGACGAAGAGAACAGGAGCACCGAGCGGCTAATTGAGGATACTGGCACCGACGGCACGGAGGAAGCGGCTGTTGAGGACATCGAAAAAAAGTAGCCAGCGGTCCTGCTGTCATTGACTTCGATGCCTGTTACTGGACTCTCAAGCGTTTCTTTCCCGGGGACCCGGAGTTCAGTTACGACAACTTCTACAAATTGCCCTACGAGTACGTCTTAATTGCGTACTCGAGGGCTCAGCGCATGCTGCAGGTTGAGTTGCATCACCAGGAGCGTCCTATCGCTCTACAGACGCAGCTTCTTGCGAACGTCAACAGGGATCAAAAAAGGCAGCGGAAACCGCATCAGCTCGAGGACTTTTTCCTCTATCAGCCGAGAGAAGAAAAGGATCTGCCTGTTGGCCGCTGCGGGTCTGCCGCGGTGGAACTTATCAAGCAGGGCATGTTTCCAAGCTGGGGGCTCTTCTGCTATAAAGAACTCGCTTCTAGCGCCAATGGCATGGCTCCGCCTCTCCTGGCCTTCATGTCAGAGGATGCGATACTGCTTGCGCCGATCAAGACTCCCGTTGGCTTCAAGGGGATGCTGATTGCACAAGAAAGCGCCGGCGGCAAGTGGGTCAAGATGACCTCTCCTTGCGGCCGGACGGAAACGCTATTTGTTCCAGAATTGGAAACAAAAGTAGTGGCTCAGGACAACATCACGCTGCAGAGCCGTTAGGCCATTCTGAGAAGAGTCGATTGGCGTACTCTTCTACAACTTTGGCGTCCGATTCGTCAAATTGGCCAAAGTCAACGCGGCCGTCATGCAGCCACTGACGAATCCTCCATTCTCCTTCGATTGAGTAGAACGGCTGCATGCGGTACCAGGCGACCCAGTCCATGGACGCCTTATCACTATTGCATGGAGCACAGGCTGGGATCACGTTAGAGGTCCGGTCCTCTCCACCCCTCGACTTGGGGCGAACGTGGTCCATCGTCAGGCTCGCGTCGTCAATCGGTGGCTGCCCACAGTAGGCGCAACGGTTGTTCCAGGCATCCTTGATGCTTTGCCGCCATTGCTGACGGGCTTCTCGCCGGGTCAGAGCAGACATGGTGAATAGGTAGTCGGAGACCCTCTCGTATAGGGGGAGGAAAGCCCTTGCGTCGTGCATGTCTCAGACTGTAGTGACGACGCTTGAAAGGAGGCGGTCTGAAGCGAAAGCCATGGGCGATCAAGCGTTGTCAACCTCAGTTTACCGACCGGAACCCTAAAAAGCCAGCGGTGAGGCGGATGTGTCGCAATCTTTCCCTGTGACTCCACAGGCCATCTACGACAAGGTTTCAGCAGATGGCGTGATGTCAGCCCTGCTAGGTACTTATACCTTCAGGGCTGGCACCTTGCCGGTTACGGCTGTGTCGATAGTCACCCCTGGTGCAGATCTTCCAGCGACCAGGAACGTATCTGGAATCGAGTGTGTCATCCACGACACCGCCATCATCCGTCGCAGGGACTATGTGTCCGGTGCATCCGACATCATCCCAAGGTGGAATGTTTATCTGATCTGTTGGCCCGGATCCGACGGGCTCAGCATGACAACGGCCGCAATGCGCCTGATGGCGATCTTCGGGGGGTCCACCGCGAATGAGACGGTAGCAGTTCCACAGGGGCTCGGTGCCATGGCGCAGACTCTAGTGACAATCCCTTCCGACAGTCCGATTCTAGCCTGATCGGTATCCTGAGGAATGAGAGGGGCTTCCTCTCGACTGCAGTCCCTTTCGCCCCTTTGTAGAAAATGGCAAATTATTCCGCCGCTTTTGGCTACCAGGTGTACATTGTGCCCCTGAAGGCTTCGAGCGTTGACACTAGCTTCGCTGGGGTGTCTCAGGGCGTCGCGTCCCTAACCCCTAACAGCAAGGCCATCAGCAACGTTGCCCGTTCCGCGAACATCGTTACCATCACCACTGGCGCCAGCCACGGTTTCGCGGCCGGTAACACCGTTGTCGTGACGGCTGTTACCAACACGTCCATCAATGGCACCTACACCATCGTTGACGTGCCCACCGCAACCACCTTCACCTATGTGAAGACCGGCACCAACATCACCGCTGGCGCCGACACTGGTACCGCTGTAATTCAAGGCGCGGCCGCTGGTGGCTTCATCAGCACTGGCTCCAAGGTGCTGGCAAGCGACACCATCTCCTATACCGGTGGCGTGTTCACCGCTGAGGGCGTGACCTTCAGTATGAATGGCGCTGACAAGCCTGCTGTGCTGACCGGCCTGACCAACGCCGCCCTCGAGACCGACACCAACACCGAAGACGTGGTGACCTATGATGACGAGACCAAGGGTTTCGCCACCACCATCGCCACCGGCAAGTCCTGGTCTGTCAGCCTCGCTGGCGTGGCCGACTTCCGCGACGCCGCCTATCAGATCCTGCGTCTGACCGAGCAGAACACCGTGGCCGACGGCCTGCGTGTGAAGTTCGTGCGTGTGGGCCCCACCGGTACCAAGGAGACCGTCTACGGCTACGGCACCCTGACCGGCTATACCGAGTCCATCGAGGCTGGTTCGATCGTGTCCTGGGAAGCTACCGTTACTGGCTACGGCGCTTATCGCCTTGACCTCGACGTCAACGCCTGATCGCCGATCCGATAGTCACGGCCCCCGCAAGGGGGCTTTTTTCATGGAATCCTAAACCGAACCGGGTGGCTGTTGTGGCTGAAAAGAGCTTGCGTTACAACGTTGAGATCAACAGCACTCAGGCACTGACGGAGCTCGATGATCTGTGGCAGAGGGCCCAGAACGGCTCACTTCAGGCGGCCAAGGTTATCAACGAACGGTTGGGCGGTAATGTCAAGACAATCCTTGACTGGGAAGTTCGCGTAGACGCAAATGGTGTCAAGCGCCTGCAGCCCGTGGTCAAGGAGGTCTATAACGAGTACGAGAAGCTCAATAATGCCCAGAAGAAGTTCAACAAGACGCAGGAGGGCTCTGTCACAAGTCTTCGCCAGCAACTGAACACGGCCACTCAGCTTCGAGATGGCTTACAGCGGATTGTGCCAATCACAGACAAGTATGGGAGGACTCTTAACGGCATCAATCCTCTTTGGCGCGAGCAGAACGACCTCGTTCAGTCGTTGAATGTTAAACTTGCTGAGGCTAACGGCAACTTCCTGCAAATCAGCAAGGCAAAGTTCCCTCAGATTGGTCAAGCACTTAGCATTGGCAACGCGATCTCCCAGGCCGTGCAGGTTGCTCAGGCTGTTGTCATCTCGTTCCAGGCTATCGCCGGCGCCGCGGATCAACTTGTCCAGCGTGAGAAGCAAATCCAAGGACTCTCCCTGGCCTTGAAAGGTTTTGGCGCGTCGGCCTCTGAAGTTGCCGGTGTTCTATCGTCGGCAAAGGGTATCTCGCTCCAGTACGGCGCATCGCTAACCCAGATTGAACAGTCCTACAAGCGGATCACTCCGGCCATCCTGGCCTCTGGTGGTACGCTCGGTGAAACGGAAAAGATCATTGAGAGCCTGGCCGCCAGGACCACTCAGCTTGGCCTGAACACCGAACAGTCTGGTCGATACATCGAAGCTTTTGCCCAGGTCATGGGCAAGGGCAAGCTGCAGTCGGAAGAACTTAACCAGCAGTTCTCCGAGCTTGACGGTGCTCTGCGCAGCCAAATTGCTTCCTACCTCGCGAATACGCACAATATCACTGACCTCAATGATGCAATGAAGAAGGGCGAAGTTACCGCAGCCCTCTTCCGCGAAGCATTTGTCGCTGTTTCTCAAAGCGCTCGAGATCAGCTTGCTGGCGCCATCGGTGAGGTTCAACAGCGCATTGACAAGTTGAATATCCAGCAGATCGACAACGTCAAAAATACACTGAATACAATCAGCCTTGAGAGCCTGAACAAGACCTTTGCTGGTTTTGGGATGGCAATGCAGCGGATCGGGGCTGCCGTTTCCCAATTCTTTGCGTCCATCACTAGCGGGTTGCCGAATATCCAGGATGGATTCAAGAAGTTGTTCGATCTTGTCGGGGTCGTCCTTGAAGTCCTTGTCGTTGGCTTCTTGAATGGAATCAAGGTTATCCTAGTCGTTGTTGATGCGATCCTTGGCCTCCAGAAGGCTATCATGAACTTCATCCAGTCCGTACCTGGAGCCAAGGCTGTTCTTGAGAGCTTTACGGGGGCCGGCACCTTCTTGATCAATAGTTTCCGGCAGGGAACGGATGCCATCCTGGCGCTGGGGGCCGGTGTGCAAGCTAGCACTGGCAAACTGTCCACTGCGAAGAGCACCATGGAGCAGTTGACTGCTGCATACAAAGCTGGCGCAATTGGAGTAGATGAGTATAAGACCAAGCTGGAGCAACTTCGCCCCGAACTCGAGACGCAGCGAACCGCTGCCGAAGAAGCCTTCAAGGTCCAATCCGAACAACTCAAGGCGCTGAAGGACGAAATCGCCGACAGGTATGACTCGGAGAATGCCAAGATCGAAGAGCAGGTCCAGATCAAGAAGGACGCTCTGCAACAAGAGAAGGACTCTCTTTCTTCTCAACTGGAAACCGTTAAGTCGGCGTACGAGACCCGCAAGCAACTCATCGAGGACGAGACGGCCCGTGTCAAAGAGCGGTATGCCGCTGAACTGGACGCAATCAACGCTCAAACTCCCGCTCAACTTGAGCAGGTCCGTCTACGCAAGGAGAAACTGGCCGCTACTGTTGCCAGTACCAGCGCTTCCTATGAGGAGAAGATCGCTGCACAGGCTCAGCTGGACACCATGCTCCAGCAGGAAAAGTCAACTGCCGTTCGAGCAAAGCAGGAACAGGAGCTGAAGGCACTCGCAGCAGAGAAGGCTGCTGCCGAAAGGAAGTTCCAGGAAGAGAAGAAGGCGCTCGAGGAGCAATCGATCGCTCGTCAAAACAAGCTGGAGGAGGCTATCAAGGCTCTCACTACCGAACTTGGCAATAACAAGTCCGCCCAGGCCAAGATCAACGAGGAGATCGATGCCACCCTCAAGCTGAACGATACCCAGATCAAGAAGCTGAGCGACATCCCCAAGCTTGTCAACAACCAGCTTCAACAGGTCAACGCCACCAAGGTGGCCTACAACAACGCGACTGCCGCCGTCGCCGAGATGGCATCCCAGATCGAGCGTGCTGCCAGGGCCCAACAGTCCCTCAACGCCGCTCGCGGTGGTGCCCCTGCTCCCAACCGCTTTGCTGGTGGCTCTGTTGCCGGTGGCCAGAAGTACACGGTGAACGAGTTCGGCCGGGAGGGCTTCCTGTCGGCCTCCGGACAACTCTCGGAGATCAAGGCTCCCGCGTGGGGCCAGTGGCGCGCACCCTCCACCGGTACCATCATCCCCGCTGGCGTGTTCGCTGCGATGAAGGCCACAGAGGGGGCTAGCAGCTCCTCCAGGGCCTCTATGGTCGCTTCCCGTGTCGATGCGGGCGGATCGATCGCAGGGCTCCTGCGCGGGCTTGTGGGCGGCTCTCGTGACAACATCACGAACAACGTCAGCATCCAGGCTGCGAACACCACCCAGGCCGCGAGCGACATCCTGGTTGAGCTCACCAAGCTGAAGCGTCATCGGTACTCTTGATCACTGGGAGTCCCCGATGTTCCTGTTTGGTTCACACGACGACATCGCTGCTACCTACTGGGATGCGGCGCTGTCGTCTTTCGGTGAGAAGTTCGAGGCTAAGCCGATCGACGAGATGACTGTCCAGGAGTTGGAGAGGGCGGTTGTCTATGCACGCATGGCGCTCACAAGCGCCTGGAGCGACGGTGTAATCACTGAGGTGGAGCAAGTACTCCTGGACCAGTACGACGAGCTGTTCCAGGCCCTTGCGGAAGCCTCTGAGAGGTTTCGGGAAGTGGTGCGAAGTGGCCGACATCAGCCAGTCGGTCCCTGGACACGTGAGAACATCGACAAGTACAAAAAGCTAGCTGGGGTGCTGGGTTAGGCAAACTAGCCCAGTCACGGTTGGGCGATGTCTCAGATTGGCGTTTCTTACACACCATCTGGTGGCAGCCCGGTTTACAACTTCGTGTTCTCGAAGTTCATCGGCGACGAACTGCCCCGGAGCTACGCGTCTTCTGCCTCCCTTGAGTTCGCGGTGAACGGCACCGTGACCATGACGGGCCCCGCCTACAAGCAGAAGCGGATCTGGGCCATCAGCAGTCCAATGTCGAACGCTCAGGCGGCAGAGTTCGACGCGATGTATCAGGCGTGGGACACGGACCGCGGTGCGGGACTTTCCGCTGCAGTGGGCGTGGCTGATGCCACCTTCGGCCCTACCGTGACGACCAGTGCTGTCTTCACCACGGCGCCGACCTACAGCAAGTTCGGCCCGGCCGACAAACTCGTAAGCTTTGGCCTGACGGAGGTTTGAGATGGGATACCTCACTACTTCGACTCGAGTCGCTTCCCTCACCATTGGCGGCGTCAACTATACGAACAACCTGTTGTCGTTTACGGCGACGGACGCTTCCGCAAACAAGAACGGCCTAGTCTCCACAAGCGGAGAGCTGGTACTGAAAGGCTACGGCAACACGCCCTCCATGGAGGACTACGATAGGGACAATTTCAAACGTGGTGTCGAGGTTGTCGTAAACGTCACAATGCCCGACGGCAGTGTCGTGCGTCATCCCAGGGGGCTGCTCTATGTCGTCTCGACCGTCTATAATCCGGACGACGATTCCCTGATGGTCGACCTGGGCTGCAAGCTTGCCCTGGCTGCGCTGACGGAAGACGTGTCAGAGCTTCTCCCGCTGGTGCCGGTGCCGCTCGATCCAGCTCAGCAGACGTACGCCAACATCTCGGCAAGCTTTGCCTCGGCCGGGAAGTACCTGTTCCAGGACAACCAGGGCAACCTCGTCTCCGGCTTCTTCTTCGGAACTGACTCAACCGCTGGTACCGAGGCCGGGGCTTGGACCTCCGTGCTCGGAGTGACGGCGCTTGCCGCAGCTCCAATGGCTGGAGGCAGTCCCGTCCCCGACGAGATCGAACTGTCTTACCAGGTCCCGTCCGACGCCATCACGTCTGATCAGACCGGGAAGGTGGACATCTCGGAGACGACCTCCTACTACTTCGTGGACTACCCCGCGACCGTCTACGTCAGGAAGTCTCCGTACCTGGGGCCCTACACTCCTCCCACCACGAAGCCGAAGCCGGTCCCGAAGACCAGCGGATGCGGTAACACGCCTCCGGTTCCTGGTAATGGTGAGACCGTCGTCTCCTGCTCGGAAGGGTACGAGACAGTCCAGCAAGCGACGTTCGTTCCTGCCACCAGGATCGAGAAGAGCATCTCCGAGTACTCCGCTCCTGGCGGCCAGGTCTCTCGTGTCTACGAAGAGACCAAGGGTCCCGCTCTGGAGGCCAACAACCAGTACTATGCGGACAAGTTCGCGTATTGCCGCTACACGTATGCGAACGCATGCCAGCCCAACGGCGAGTGCCCGATGGACGGGCTCGAGATCATTCCCCTGGGCTACACCGAACAGATCAACTACTACGGCCCTGCCAACGAGCTGATCAAGACCATCAAGGACACGTGGGAGACCCGCCTTGCTGGCGCCCAACCGTTCGACTGGCGGTCGGGTACTGTCGGTGGCGAATCGTTCCAATTCCGGGAGCTTGATACCACCAGCATGTATCGGTCGGAGCGCCAGATGGTCGAATACAAGTACGGCAGCAACGAGACGATCCAGGAGACCACCACTTGGACCAGCCGCACGAGCCGCGGTAGTGGCATCCATAGCCCGTACCTGATCGATGCGCTGTCTGGCATCAAGACGTTCCAGCGCCGGATCTCGACGACCATCACCGCAAACCCGGTGATGCCGGACACAGTCAACACGGTCAAGACGAACACCACTGAGAGCAAAACGAGAATCATTCTCTACAGCGGCAGGTACCAGGAGCCCCCCACCCAGTCTGGCCCCTACGTCATCAAGGAGAGCGTGCCGGTGCCCGTGCTCTTCACCGACAAGACTCAGATCGACCAAGTCGTCAACTCCTACTCTAACTACCTCACCCGGTTCGTCAAGGGCGACGCCTTTGGCCTGAGCATCTCTGAGACTCTCCGCCCGGAGATCGTGTCCAACTGGCGGCCTGGCATGCCGTTCCGCTATTCCGATCCTCGCAAAGGGAAGATCCTCGCCCTTCGGATGGATGCCACTACCTGGGGCGTGAGCAGCACGGAGTCTGTTGTAGCCACGAACGGCATCTGGTGTGGCATCTCCAATGGCTCGCTGACCATCGGAAGCAACCTGGTGGGCAACTCTGTCCCCAATCTCTCTGGTGGGGCTCCTGTCCCGCCTGTGGCACCCTCTACTCCCCCGAGCGTCGGCGGGGAGACCTCTGTCAACGCGGGGGCCCTGGCCTGGGAAGTCAACATCGAGATCGGAATCGATCTGCAGAAGAACTTCTGGGGCGAGAATGGCGTGTTCCCCGCGATGCCGACAGACCTCGACATCACAGTGGTTCCGACCCTGACCGTCTGGTGTACCGGTTTCGTTGTGCAGACCGGAGACCTTCTGGCGACAGGCCCAGGCGGTAGCATTCCCATCGACTACAACGGGTCGCTACTTACCACCGGTGCCACTGTTGTTGACGCAGACCTCTTCTCGTGATAGGAATCCTACGACGATTTCGAGGTCCCGATGTCCATTGCCGCCAAGGTCTCAGCAGCGGAACTGAGTGCCCTCGCTACCGCCAACTACGCTGACAAGTACTACGAGGCGCGACTGATCAATGCCCCAGGGGTCACGTACCAGCCTGGGGTCACCTCTGATGCGACGTTCCTCGGGTACGAGGTTGCGTACAACACCGGCGGCTACAAGCGCCAGGTGATCAAGTACGCGACTGGTGACGTGGGCAGTTACGCCGACAATGGCGTTGCCATGGCCACCAAGGCGACGGTGTTCGCGCACGATGGAGGAGCCACCCCGCTGCAGTTCACCCACGCGGTGCTGGTGCAAGGGAGCGGCAACGCTCTGACCCTGGGCGCCAAGACTGCCAAGCCTACCGCCGCGGTGAACGGCACCTACACAAACATCCCCGTCGTCGCCACTGGGTCAGGAAAGAACCTGACCGTGAACCTTGTGATCACTAATGGTGGCGCAGCCCTTGGGGACTACGCTCTGACCATTGTGAAGCCTGGATACTCCTTCACCGCGGCCGAGGGCGTGTCGATCCCTCAGGCCACCTTGCAATCGATTGGCGCCATCACCAGCGGAACGGGGAACCTTTCGTTCTCTGTTGCCACCGTGACGAGCAGCTCGGGTCGAGTGCTTGGGGTGGCTCAGACCGCGAACACGGTGGCGCTGACGGCCGGGAATGAGGCCGCCTTCTACTGGAACCTGAAACTCTACGGGTACGCCAGCTGATGCAACTCCTATCCCGAGTACAGAGCATCCATAGCGCCAGTCGCATGGTTGAGTTATCTCGTCTTTCAAAGAACGAGATCATCCAGGGCGACTTCGAAGGGAGCGTCACGGCCTACTGGGTTCGCCTGGCTGAGAATGGTGCCGGCGTCGTGAGATACAACAATAAGGAATACGTCACGAAGCCCATCGGATTCACGTCAATCCCCGCGGGCCACCAGGTGGAACTGAGCCACGCGAACGGCATCTACTACTCGAACTGGTGAGAACATGGGCATCAATCCATCCGCCTTCACGACACAGGCCATTGCGGACAACACGGAGGTCACGCTGGAATTACTGCCTCAGCGTCCCACCGATTCGACGGTAATTTCGCCCGCTAAGCAGCCGGGTCGCGTCTTCGGCTATTACAACCCTGGAGCCAACGTGGTAGAGCTCTACGTGGTCAATGCCAGTGGTCTCGGGTACGTCAGGGTAGGGTGATGGCCATCAACTCCAGTTACCTGTCTGTGGAGGCCGCTACAGAGAGGACGGATGCCAAGTACACACTGGTTCGCTTCTCCAGGTCTTCGGCTGCGAGTTTGCAGTCTGGTACTATCAGCCTGTATGATCTAGACACGGGCCTGTTTCAGAACGTCTCGCTATCTCCCACGAGGGAGGGGGAGGTGATTGTCCTGAGGGAGCCTGGTAGCACACTGGCCAAGATGTACGTGGCCGTGCAAGTACAGCCTTCTCCGGCACCTCTAAAGTGGGTACCAGTCCGTCCGGTGACGGTATATGCCAGCGCTAGCACGGGCGCTTCCTGGGACCCGTTCTCGAGTATCTGACGGCATACTATTCCAGCCGCTCTGCGTAAGTGACCTGGGATAACTGGAGCTTCGGAGATGCCGTCAAGAGCGAGACCGACAAGGTGTCGAAAGCCATCGGTACTGGTGGCGCTGTAATCAAATGCACTACCAGCAAGCAGTGCGCCAAGGGATTCGGGTGCGTCGGCGGGAAGTGCGTGAAACTGAGCGGAGCTGGGGGTGGTACCGGTGGATACAGCTCGGCGCAGCCCTCTGGCGGCGGTTGTGGAAGCGGTCCCGATGGCGGGAGCAACTGTGGTCCCTCGAGCGGCTCCGGATGCCGCACGGGCACATGTGGAGATGGTGCGGCGATCGACTGCTGCGGAGACAAGTGCTGCCGGTTTGACGCCGCGGGGAACCTGCAGTGCTGGTGCGGCCCATGCCCGGTATTCGGCATCCAGAGTTGCGTCCAGTACTGTGATGAATACTACAAGACGCACGGATCATTGTCACCCGCCTGTAGCGATGGCAGCGCTTGCGACGAGTGTGAGGAGTGCAGTGCAACAAATCCGGATGGAAGTAGCCGGTGCCAGCAGAAGACGGCTGGACCCTGTCAGTGCGACCGGTCTGGTCTTAGTGAATGCGACATCTGCCAGTCAGATGGTACCGTAGTCCAGGGTGAATGCCTGGTCTGTTGCGAGCAGACCCTTGATTGCTGTGGCAGCAGGGTGGTTTCCAACGGCTGCCACCAAGCCAATGGCTACACTGGTCCATCGGCGTGTAACCTCGCTCAGCAGGCGAATGAGGCCAAGTGTGCCGAGCTCTGCAAGCAAACACAGGGAGATCCTAATCCCTGTCGAGGTGTGTGCGAATCGACGACCATTATTCAAAACGGGTCAAACTGCGGGGGCGACGCTCCTGCCGGCCCCGGTGACAAGAACAGGATAGTTACCGGCTGCATTGAGGCTGGCGGCAAAACAGCCTGGTTGGTTGACGATTGCGACATGAGCAACGTACCAGACTACTGCTCAAATTGTGGCTGTAATTGCCATAACGACTGCGCCGAAAACTGCCTGTGCGTTGGGGGCAACTGTCTTTGCGAGATTGGCAGGCCCAAGAAGTACACCCTTGTGGCCAATGGCCGAAAGGCTCAGACGGTCAGCGGTGGCAACTGCACCTTGGTCGGCTTCACCGAGACCAGGGAGGTGACGGTCGCAGTTGGCAATGTCCTCAAGTACAATGCCGGGGGCCCCAACCTGACCGGCGGATGCGGAAACCTCCAGGAGCCGGGACTCGGCGGCTGGTGGGCTCAGGACGTGGGCACCTACAAGATTCAAGATAAGGATGGCGTGGAAGTTCCCGGTGGCAACTTCTTCCCGCAAACCGGTCTCAGTTCAGCCCTGAAGGACTACACCGTGACCATCACCATCCAGTACCTTGACTAGGCACCCTAGACAAGCTTCCAGGTCCCCGTGGCGGTCTTCCCTGATCATACAGTCCTCAAGAACACCACGGACGAAGACGCTGCTGCAAGAGCCGCTCTCGCCGCCGGTCAGCCTGCGGGACTGTATCCTGGAGAACTCTGCGTTCGCAGGTTTAGCGGTGGGGCGTCGATCTATACCCTGGACTCCCTTAATGATGTTGTGGAGATTTCAGGAGGCGGGGGAGGTGGTGGTGGAAGCGGGAGGGGAGATGGTGGTGACTTTGATACGGGCGAGGCCGACGGATTCTATGTGCATGCCCTTCTTGGTGGCGGCGACTTTGATACTGGTGACATTGACATTCCCACTGACTATGATGGTGGGTACGACGGGGGAGAACTGACGTAGGCATCCTAGTCCAGTCGTGATCGGACAATGCCAGTACCCGCCAATCGTGTTCCCGTCAGGGTTGCGCGTGCAGTCAAGTCGGTACTGACAGCGAACCTGTCTAGCTTCAAAGAGGGTGAAGTCGTCTACGCAAAAGACGAGAACATGCTCTATGTGGTAGAGGGTGGAGTTCTTACTTCGACTGGTGCTAACTCGATCGACCAACTGGCTGACGTCAACACAAGTTCGACGCCCCCAACCGGTGGCCAGGCGCTTGTCTGGGATAGTGGTACTTCCCAGTGGAAGCCGGGTGACACGGCAATCAGTAATCTCGACAACATTGGCGACGTAGACGCAGCCGCGATACAGTCTCCTTCTGACGGACGTGCTCTGATCTACCAGAACGGTAAGTGGGTTGCCGGTCCCGCCATCGGTGGGTTCCGCTACCCGGTCACCGGTCTGCCTCCGACGGGGATGAGCCCTGTTGGCTGGTGGGACTCGAGCGACGCCTCGACGATGACGCTTGGCGCGGCAAACATCGTCACCGAGTGGAGGAACAAGGCCAGTTCCAGTTGGCACCTGACTCCCAATGCTGGTGGCAACGAGCCCACCTACAGCGCCACGGGCCTGGGCTCCACTCATGGTGTTGTGTGGCCATCGACCGACAACAACAAGAACCTGACCAACTCGTCAGCGACCAGTGTCAACGTCCAGGAGATCTATGTCGTCTGCAAGTACACCGGTAACGCCAGCAACTTTACCAACTACGACACCATCTTTGGCCCCAGAGGGGGTGGAGCCAGCCCCTGGTTGACGGCCCTTGGAAACACAACCGGGTTCTACACGTCGGAGTTCTCCGAAGTCTACCTCCTCGGTCATCCGAGCACGAACAGGGTATCCAATGTCTTCACTGAGATTGGCAGCCCCTGTATCGTACGCGCTGTCAGGCCCTCGGGTGCCCTAGCAAATACCAGCGGCTTCACTATGGGCTGCGACCGGGACAACTTCACTCTAAACAGGGGGTGGAGTGGTGCCATTAGCGAGGTCATTGTATTCCCCTCGTTGATCAGTGCAGCAAACCGGGCGGCACTGCTTTCCTACCTGGCTGCCAAGTGGACCATCACCCTTGATCCAGCGGCCCCTGGTACCGTGTCCGGAGCGTATGGCATCAATAACCTGGACGATGTCGACACGGCAACCACCGCCCCGACCACTAACCAGTTCTTGAAATGGAACGGGACGAACTGGGTTCCAGGTAACGGTTCTTCGGTTGCTGGCATTAACGACCTGACGGATGTTGACACAGCGACCTCTGCTCCGACTTCCGGTCAGGTGCTAGCCTGGAATGGTACCAACTGGGTACCTGCCACGCGACTCAAGTCTGACACAACACAGGCCGGTACAAACAGTGTTGCTGTACAAAACGTCGTGAAGATCACTCAGGCAAACTATGACGCCCTTGGAAGCAAGGACGCAAACACCGTTTACTTTATCGTGTAATCATGCCAGTCCTCGTCGGTACCAGTGCTGTTTCTGCCGTCAAGATTGGCTCAACCAGTGTGTCCGTTTACTATGTCGGCTCCAGTGGTCCATTCACCATTGGATCCGGCGGAGGCGGAGGCGGAGGCGGAGGTGCTATTCCGGTTGGATCAATTACATACACCCAGAGCTCCACTTACGGTGGCACAACTCCAGTGTCTAATGCCATCATGACGAATGGCGCGTTCAACGACACGGGTGCTGCAACAAACTCGGAGACACAACCCTATATCAGGATGGACCTCGGCGCATCTTACGCCGTGGCCTCTGTGATCATAGGCACTGCTACCAGCGCGATACCGGGAGGGTGGAATAGAAACTATACCTCCAACAAGTCGGTGGAGTATTCGGCTGATGGCACTAATTGGACGCTAGCCTTTACCACTCCCTCATACGCCGCCGATGGCATCTACACCGAGACTGTTTCGTTTACTGCTCGCTACATCCGGCTCACCGCTCCGAGTGGCTATCTCGCCATGTCGGAGTTCTATGCCCTTGCGGCCGGCCAGACCTATGCTCCAAACGCGCCAGTTCTCCTTATTCACTTTGACGGAGCCGACGGCTCAACATCTTTCCCGCTGAGCGCTACCCGAGCAATTACGTCTTCCAATTCTGGCGCCGTTATATCGACAACTCGAGGAAAGTTTGGCGGCAGTTCCGTCAATCTTGGCGGCAATGGCGAATGCGTCAACTTCAGCGGTTTTTCCACTTATTCCGGTTCTCAGGATTTCACGGCTGAATGCTGGGTCTATCGAAACTCAGGCCGAGCTGAAGACGTAGTCAAATATGGCACCAATGGCACGTTGCTTGGCTTCAAGGGGTCGCCTAACCTGGACAAACTTTACACAAACATTGGCGGCGTTGACCTAATCGCGAGCGCAACGACTCCCAGGAATCAGTGGGCACACATTGCAATCACACGTACGGCTGGCACCGTCAGACTTTTCAGCGACGGCGCATTGGTTGCTACCAGCGGTAGCGCAAATACTACGCCTATCCAGATTACGTCTTTTGGTCAAGGCGGCACTGGGAACAACTCGTTTTGGGGAAACGCCGACGCATTCAGGGTTGGCCCTGAGAGTCTTTATACGGCTAACTTTACCGCCCCAACGGTCGCGCCCCAAGATAGCACGTTCTTGTTGCACATGGACGGCACCAACGGATCGACCATCTTTACGGACAGCTCCAAGAATCGCTTGGCTCCAACAGCGGTCGGCTCTTCTGCCATAAGTACAGCTGCTTCTAAGTTTGGCGGATCCTCCATGGGCCAGACTGGTGTGAGTTATGTCTCAGTCCCGGCCAACGACATGTTTGCGGTTGGTTCAGATCTCTGGTCCATTGATTGCTGGGCTAGGTGGAACGCTGGTGGCAACTGGGGGTTGTTTTCGACGGGGTGTGGCAATTTTGGACTGCTTGGAGATGGCGACAGGTGGGTGCTAAAAGCAAACGGTGGCAACGTCTTTGTCACAAGCTGGGGGCCAACCGCAAACGTCTGGTACCACGTAGCCATAGTCAGGCGCTCCGCCGATGTCATCCTTTACATCGATGGCACGCCAATAACAGTCACTCCGATCAGCGGGTCTTTCAACGTCACAGACTCAAGCTTCAAAATCGGGGCCTGGAGCTCCTATTACTTCAATGGCTACATCGACGAGTTCCGATTTGTTCGCGGAGCCAACTTGTTCCCTAGCAACTTCACACCGCCAACAGCCCCGTACACAGCTTAGAACTGATTGGGCATACTACCCTGCCTAGGAGGTATGCCCATGACGCCGACCGAACTCATTGAAGAACTTCGTTCAGCCGGCCACGAGCCGCTGGGTCCAGTATCCGCTTGGCCGCAGGAAAGACATCTTGCACTGATGGAACAGATGAGGGTCGCGGCCCATACGCCTGTTCAGCATGAGGCTCGGGTCAAGGCCAGTTTCGGGCAGATGGCCACCGGATTAGTGAGGGCGGCAGCCCAGGCTGTCACCAATGGCCGTGTCCCTGAATCGATTCGAGAAGAGCGCATGGCGACCTGCCGAGCCTGTCCGTTCTTTGTTGAGGAGAGCCAACGTTGCTCCGAGTGTGGCTGCTTCATGGAGGCCAAGACGTGGATTGGTGGCGATCCGAATCAACTGTGTCCACAGCAGAAGTGGAGCCGCTGAGATGGCCCTGAAGACACCTAACTTTAGCAAGTGCTCGATCAAGAAGAAGTGCCTTGTTGGGCCGAACTCTGGTGTAGCATACTCGCCGGGGGACGAATGCGACGCTCCGTATGTGTTTGACGCTGCCACGTGTGACTGCCTACAGGCCGCGAACCAGGCCAGGTTTGCTGGTGTTAGCTACCACTACATTGGGGGCACTGAGTTCTTCTGGATCTCAGCTTGGCAGAGCCTGGATGGACCCGATTGCCAACCCGATGGGTGCGCTTTCACATGGATGGGGGCTCCTCTTGGCTTTGAGCATGTCTTCACGCCCGCAGGGGCCCAGGCCCTGGGATTCGAGAACGGTGTCACGACAACCATCAAGCCTGGCGCAAGTTGCTCCGGCGGCACATCGGGGTGTTATGCTGTCAGGCGAAACATTGCCACCGGTGGCTACATCGACCAGATTCCTTCCGGGTGGACGCCTGGTTGCGACTGCGACTGGGCGAATCGGGGTAACGGTATTCCATACCGGGGCTGCTGCCAGCCGGGGTGCTCGACAGTTGGCACCTGGGAGTTCAGAACGGTCTGATTGGCATACTACCCCGTATTTCGCTGGGCGTGACGCCCGCCATCCATGTCTGAAGAGAACCAAGCTCCCGTGACGGAAGCCCCTGCCGCCGGTGGTGGTGAAGAGATGATTCCCCGTTCTGAGACCGAGAACCTGATGAAGGCTCTCAAGGCGGAACGCGAGACCCGCAAGCAGTACGAGCGTGAAGCCAAGGAACGCGCGGCTCAGCTCGAGCGTTTCGCCTCGATCAACCCTGATGAGTACAACAAGCTCCAGGAGGAGGCTGCCAAGGCTGCTCAGCTGCAGGCTCAGTTCGGTGAAGCACGCGAGGCCATCGAGCTGAAGTACAGCCAGCAGGCAGAAGCCGCTGCCAAGGAGGCCGCCGCTGCCAAGGCCATGCTCGCCGACTACCAGAAGAAGTACGCCCTCGAGAAGGTGTTCCTTGCCGCTGGTGGCCGGACGGATGCAGCTGATGGGGTCAGCTTCTTCGACATGATGGCCGCCCAGGTTGGCAACCGTTTCCGTCAGGAGGCTGATGGCTCTCTCACCGTGATCGACGCGCAGGGTGATCCGGTACTGGACAAGGAGTCCGGTCGTCGCATCAGTGCCGAAGACTTCATCGGTTCCTACAAGGTCCACCCTGTCTACGGCACCTTCTTCAAGGGCGCCAAGGGTGCTGGTGCCGGCATCGGTTATGGTGGCACTGACGCCAACGGCATGCCGACGGAGGACTTCGGGTCGCTGTCGAATACCGAGAAGTTCCTGCGGGCTTTCTCCTGATCAACTTCTAACTTCCATCAAACTAGAAGTTCCCTGGGGCCGAGAGGCCCCTTTTTCATGAATAGGTATCCTCTTTGTAGAGCACCCGATTCGAGTAAGGCCGTGATGGCTGAACTTGGAAGGGTGTCTGCGGTTACCACGAGACGTGGACCGATTCACCAATCCTCGTTCATCCAACATCTAGGAGATCTTTCAAATGGCCCTGACTCTTCTCGAGGCCCAGAAGCACGCCAAGACCCCCGCCGAACTGGCTGTGGTGGCCGAGCTGGCTGCTGGCCCTCTGCTCCAAACCATGCCTTTCCGTAACATCGAGGGCAACGGTCTGTTCTGGAAGCGTGAAGAAGCTCTGCCCGACGTTGGCTTCCGTAACTACAACGGCGCCCTGGCTGAGAGCTACGGCGAAGTGAGCCAGCAGTCCGAGAGCCTGAAGCTCTTTGGTGGCGACATCAAGGTTGACAAGGCGATCGTTGAGCTGGAGGGCCCTGAGGCCAAGGCTTACCAGGTGCAGGCTCGTGTGCGCGCAATGCGTCTCGCTTTCGAAGCCCTGTTCATCAACGGCGACTCCAACAAGGCTCCCTCTGAGTTTGATGGCCTGGCTGCTCGTATCAAGAGCGGTTCCAGCCAGTACCTGTCCAACGGTGCCGGCGGCCTGGCTCTCGGCAAGCTCGATGAAATCATCGACATGGTCGACGCCCAGGGCGGTTCCAAGTACCTCGTGATGTCGAAGTCCGCCCGTCGGGCTCTCAGCCGTCGCGCTCGTACCAATACTCAGATCGATATCGTTCGCAATGAGTTTGGCTACCAGCAGATGATGTATGCTGGCATCCCCGTGCTGGAGATGGACCGTGACCACAAGAACGTGGCCATCATGGACGGCACTCCTTCCGCCCAGGACCTGTACTGCGTCTCCTTCGGCAACGATCACCTGACTGGCATCCAGAACGGTGGCGTGAACGTCCGCGAACTCGGCGAAGCCCTGGACAAGCCCCAGCTGGTGACCCGTGTTGAGTGGTACGTGGGCATGGCCCTGATCAACGGCCGCGCTGCCGCTCGTCTGGCCGGCTTCGATGCCACCCAGGATGCAACCACCTGATCCATTAGGATCTCTCTACCGGGCCCCTTCGGGGGCCTTTTTTTATGCCCTTGTGACACGGAAGACTATTCGAGGATGAAATGGACCCATGACAGCGCGCTCTACCAACATCTTCCCGAGAGAGAACTTCGAGTTGGGCGCGGCCCTCGAGGTGCAAGGTTTCGGCGGTGGAACACCCGACGTCATCGGGAACCTGAAGTATGTCAACACAATCAAGGTGGTGGCCGTCGGGATAACGCTGACCGGCAACGCCGAGTTGCGCGTGATCTTTGACTCGGCGGGCTCTCTCGTCATGCGCTTCACGGCTGGCGACGTGGACAGGAACGGTGTCTTTATCGGTCACATGAGGGGTACTCGGCTGCGCAATCGATCCCAGGACGTGGGCTACGAACTTGTCCCGAATACCGGATCCGCCGGCATCAACCCGAACGGTGGAGTCTACCTCGAGACCCTCTGACCGATTGGCATACTAAGGACGTACGCCCCGACCCGCTCTAATCTCTGCGAGAGGGGTCGCTAAACACAACCAGGAGTTTTATCCATGGCAGCTCGTTCCTCTGGCCTGTTCCCCCGCGAAGGTTTCGACCTCGACGAACAGCTCAAGCTCACCACCTCTCAGGCCGCCATTTCTGGTGTGACCCTGAAGTATGCTAAGACCATTCGCGTGATCGGCCTGGGCATCACCGGCATCGACAACGCTGGCACCAACAAGATCACCGTTACCGTCGGCGGTCAGGCTGTGGTGTTCCAGGCTCAGGATGCTGATCCCAACGGCGTGTACATCGCTCACATCCGCGGCGCCCTGTGCGACGTGACCAACACTGCTGGCTATGCTGTTGGCGGCACTGGCACTGTGGCTGCTGGCGGCGGCATCTTCCTGCAGCTGGTTGACTACGCGGCCAAGTAATCTAGGCCATAGACAAGGGCCCCTCTTCGGAGGGGCTTTTTTCATGGCAATCTATACCAGGCGGAACTCCTGAAGGTGGATCGTAGCGCAATCAACGCGGCCCTTCTGACCGGACTGGTCAGCCTGGTGCTGTACGGGATCGATGTTGCCAGCAAGTTGGACGCGAGACTCGACAGGTTGGAGGAAGACGCCAAGATCCTGGTCACGCCGGACAACAAGATCGTTCCCGCCCCTGAATCTGTCGAGGCTCTGCAACGCAGTCTTGTCAACGAACGCAGGCTCGAGCGACTTGAGGACAGATACCTCGATCGGAACAATAGATAGCTAGACTCATACGACATGGCACACCTCGAGAAGCTTCCGACGTATTTCGTGCGTGGAGAGGAGCGCCGCGCTGCCTACTACACGATCCAGGCCCGCGAACTGCTGGAGCAGGGTTTCGTGGAGGAGGACGGCGACAACGAGATCATCGCTGCCAACATCCATAAGCCCCTGCCTGAAATCGTGGCAGAGGTCGGTGTCGATGCCTTCGATGACGACGCAGATGTGCTGCCCCTGGAAGGCGACGAACTGCTCGAGGCCATGACCAAGGCTGAGCTCCTGGAGTACGCGATGGAGCACGGAGTGGACCTGAAGAACACCCTGCCCAAGCGCGACATTCTGGCCGCCTGCAAGGAGCTGGGCAATGACTGATCTGGATGTGACCTACAGCACCGGTCCTCGGTTTGTCGATGGCGTGAATCTTGATGCTGATGTCGAGGCGGCTCAGGTCGTCCGTTCGGTTGAACTTGACATCAGCGACCCGGTCACGGGCTTAATTGGTGTTGGCTACGAACCTGGACAGTTCAACCGGAACGGGACGGAGTATTGAGGGATATAGCCATGGTATGTCTTAAGGAATCACTCTGTCGCAATCACTCCTGCGGCGGAAAGCTAAAGGGCAAGCAAATGGAAGGAGGGGGCGAGGTGATTGACTCCGAATGCCATGGCTGTCGAGTTGCCAGTACTATTGCGGTTATCACCATCCTAGCCCTTCCCTTTCTTGTTGGCGTAGGGTTTGGTCTTACGGAGAGATTCATGACCCAAGGAGCTGGAGCTTCTCAGATCGAAGCCGGCTCAGTATATTCTCTGCGCAATGGTGGCAGCAAGTTGCCTCAGTGATTCGCCGGCATCGGTTGCTCCGACTTTATCCGCTGGCATGATTGCAACAAGCAGCCCCCAGGTGGTCACATCCGACTGAATGGGGCACACGATGATCACCGAGTCCGTTGCGTGCATTGCAGTCTGACCGCACTCATTGAAGCTAAAGGCACCTCCCGTCTGCCGCAGTTCCGGGAATAGCGGGCGGGGGCCCAGCCACTGGCGTTGATACGACTCGGGTTGCACCCAGAGACCCTCGAGCTGAGGGATCTCCCGCCAGGAGAGCAGGGCGAGCATCTGCGGTTGGTAGGTGCCATACCACCGGCTGAGCCACTTCTCAATCTCGGCCTTAGTGCCAGCATGCTCAGGCTCGGCGAGCTCCTGCTTTAGGGCATCCTCGGTTTGCTGGAAGACCTTGTCCTGGATGGCTGGAGCCGCACGTACGACCAGGTATCCGGAGAGTCCCAGGAAGACCGCCACAAACAGGACGGCGACCCGTCGGCTCACGTCAGCGATTGACTTTGGCGCATCAAATAGGAAGTCGGATACTTCCTGAGCGATGATCTCCTTCCAAGACCATTCCGACGGGTTACTGTTTTCGCGCTCTTCGGGCACAAGTACTGCCTCCTCTGACATAGTATGCAAAAAACGAAACCGAAACCACTGGGGAAATCGGACGTTTGATAGGAAGCCTTATGTGAAAAGCCCAAGGACTATGGCAGCCAAGAAGCGCTCGACCGCCGACTTCTACAAGTCGAATCCCGAAGCGTACAAAAAGAAGCTTGCCTACGACAAGAAACGCAACGCAAAACCCGACCGCAAGAAGTATCGGGCCGAACTGGCACGCGAGCGTCGGGCTCGCGGCATCATGGGCAAGGGAGGTGGTGACGTCAGTCATCAGGCCGGCGGTGGCTTCAAGATCGAAAACCCGAAAACCAACAGGGCTCGCAATGGACATGGAGACAACGGACGGCTTGCCAACGGCAAGGGCACCAAGAAAGCCAAGCCCGGCTACAAGCCGCGGAAGAAGCGGTAAGGCGTTCCGGATCGATCGTCCGACATTTGTCTTGGGACTCCTCGGGGGACTGATGGTAACACATCTTGCCTTCCTTGGTGTCGCTGAGTCTGGCAAACCCGATGCGTCGCAGGCGTTCCAGAAGGCCGCCGAGACCTACGTGGCCATTCTTCTGGCCCTGATGACACCTCTCAGCCAGAAGCCGTAGCCGGAATCCTACGCCTGATGAGGATCGCGTCCAATCCGTTAATGGCCAAATTGGGTTTGTTGTTCTCGACGCAGGCGACATCCCGACAACAGGCACAGCCAACAAGTTCGTCAACCAACAGGAAATAAACAAACTTGCCGGCATTGAGGCCGGGGCGCAGGTTAACGAAGTGGACGAGGCCCCCATGGACGGCAACTTCTATGTTCGGCAAAATGGAGTATGGGTAAACCTTGCTGATGCGATCAATGGTGGAGAACTCACGTAACAACCAGAGGATTTCAAAGACTGGCATTGATCTCATCAAGTCTTTTGAGGGACTCAGGCTGAAACCTTATCGTTGTGCTAGTGGTATTGCGACAATTGGCTGGGGGCACACTGGCCCGGATGCCGATGCTCTACTTGCGACTGGTGGAGCCATTACCCCCGAGCGCGCCGAGGAGTTCCTGCTGTCAGACCTGGAACGCTTTGAGGCAGGTGTGTCTCGCCTAATCAACGTGCCGCTGACTCAGGGGCAGTTCGATGCCCTGGTGAGCTTCTCCTTCAATGTTGGCCTAGGGGCCTTGGAATCCTCCACGCTGCGCAAGCGGATCCTCAAAGGAGAGTCGATCAACCTTGTGCTCAGGGAAGAACTTCCTCGCTGGAACAAGGGCGACAAGGGACCCCTCGAGGGTCTGACGCGCCGTAGGAATGCTGAGGTACAACTCGCTACCGAGCAAGTGACCGGGCAAGTTACCGCGCAACCTTCCGGAGATTCCGGATACTTGGTGCGTGCTGCAACCTACTTCAAGCGACTGCCTCACCAGGAGGCCGCGTACGAGGCTCTGGAGCGTTCCTTGACCAAGGAGCAGCTCGAGGCATTCAAGGCGGCTTATAGCGCCGCTCCGACGCCTGTGGAGGGCCGTCCGAAGACTCCCGGGTTCCCGTTGCCGGTGCCGTACTTCTACCAGCGTGACAGCAAGACCGGAAATGGCGAGCGCATGTGTTTCTCCAGTTCGATGGCCATGGCCTTGGACTACCTGAATCCGGAAGCCATCCAGGGCGATGACGACTGGTACCTGCAACAGGTCTTCAAGTACGGCGACAGCA